CTTCATTGAGGCCTTCAGGAACTCAGTTAGTTTCCCTCGGCGTCCTCGTCGGAGCGTTCTTTAAACGCGTCCCGTTCGGTCGCCGCTTGATAAACGAAGTCGAAGAAATCGCCGTATCCAAGAAGGTCAAAGGCCATCTCTTGGGAGTATTCGATCTTGTCGCCCGTCTCGATGTTGCGCAGGTTTTTCCAGTCGATCAGCACTGCTTCTGCGATCTGGTTGCGCATGACTTCGCGCATCTGATCAGGCTTGATGTCGTCCGGTTTACGGATGCGACCTTCGCCCAAAAGCTCGGTCATCAGGCGTTCACCTGCTTTGATCGACGCGTCCGACTTCATCCGGCGGACTTTGATTTCCAAACCATAGATGCCGTTTACTTCTACCCACGCACCGTCTTCTTCGAGATTCTTGTCGGTCGCGAAGATTGCGTGGAGGTTTGTCTTAATGGGAGCGGGCTGCTTTGCCATTGTATTTCCTTGTCGGGTTAAAGTGGGGGAGGTCGGCCCCGACAACCTTCCAACCCCCAGCCATGGCGTTCCGTAGAACTCTAATGTCGGGTAAGCCTTGCCATCTTAGATGGCAAAGCGATGTTTTTATTACGCGTTCGGGCTGAAGCGGTCGATCTGCAACATGCAGTCGGTTGCCGCGTCACGAATTGCGGTGAACTCGACGCCTTCCATCACGTCTTGGTCAATACCGCCGGGGGCGATGCTGTCCTGCGAGAACTTCACAGCCGGAACGGTGAACACATACGACTGACCATCAAGGTCTGTGATCGCGAACGACAGCGACACGGTCGCGTGGTTCAGGAAGTCGTTGAACAGGGTCTCGTCTTCGAAGTAGACGCTCATGGAGCCGGTCAGGTTGAAACGCCCTGCGCCGATACCTTTTGCGAACTTGGAGCCGATGCCGTTCTGCGTACGCAAGTTGGCTTCACCGGACAGTGACAGCGACTGGATCGCGGACCCGAAGGTTGCGCCGTCCTTGATGATCGCGCCGACGTTTGTGGTTGCGTTCGCAACTTCGCCGGAAACGGTATCAAGCTGATCGTACGGCACTGCGCCGATGACCGGAGCCTGTGCCATAACGGTCTCGCGGCCTTGGAAGCCGATGGAGCCAGTGACGATGGAACCAGTGGACAGTTCGATGGAGAAGGTGCCGGGGACCATGCCGTCTTGCTTCATGTACTGACCGATATCTGCGTAAGCAGTTTCGAGCGTGAACATGCGCTGAGTGATTTCCGAAGGATCGGCTGGGTTACGCAGCATCGAGCCTTTTACGGAAACCGCGTCGCCAGCGGCGACAACAGCGTTAGGCGCTGGCGAAGTGGTCAGCACGTTGTTTTCCAGCGATGTGATGGTGTATACGCCGGTCACGCCTGCGAGGCCATCCACAACGATCTTTTGACCGATTTCGAGCTGCCCTGCCGCGATTGCGGACTGGAACACATTGCCGGTGCCTGTGAAGCCGGTTGAGGTTGACTCGATTGAAGTGTCGTTCAGAACGACTACATCGTTGGCGTCGTACAGACGGCCAGCTTCGAGACCTGCTTCGGCAGAGAGGGTGGACTCGTTGACCGTGATCACGGTGTCCCCAGAAGAGAACGCGACGGATGCGACGGAGAAGTAACCCGCGTTCGCAGGGTTGACGAAGCCCTTCAGAAGGATGCGGTGACCTGCGGTGATATATGCGGAGATGTCTGTACCAGACATTGTGATCTCGCTGGAGCCGGTGACCGCGATGGTCTGGCCTGCCCAGAAGTCACGGCTCATTGGGCGCGACCAAGCGCCCATCATGAATGCGGCAAGAAAATCGTCCTGCGCTCCTGCGGAGAACTCGAAACCAATGTCGCCGCCAGAAGCGGCCCCGACTTCGGCGAGACCGGAGACCATGCGGTCGCTACGGATTTCATCAGAAGTCGCGGTTTCTTTGGATGCGGAGAGGGATGAAGAGGTCAGGCGGACTTCACGGGATTTACCCGTGGCCGGAGTGATGCCCCAAGCGGACTCCTCGATGACCTTGATGGATGCGCGGTTGGCGTCTGCGAACGACACGTGATAGCCTCCTTGGATATTGTCAGGGTGAAGTCCAAGGAAGGATCGTCACCGGTTTCGCTTATCTATAGATACGGCAAAATAGTCTATGCCATGTGTGACACAGAATAGCGAAAGTCACGGAGAATGTCAAGGAATCGAGCAAAACGGTTAGTTTAGATCACAACTGCGATTCGCGTCAAGAGGAAAAATCGTAAACGTAGGGGATTGAGCCGGTTTGGCGGTGTTGTTCACCCGCCGGTCCCCAGTCTTTGATGGTTGGCTCCTTGAAGGTGATCGCCCCTTCGGTCCCTGCGTTCATTTGCTGGCGTTTGAACCAATTAGACATCTCCCAAATCAGGTCACCGGTCTGCCCTGCCCCGCCATCTTTCGGTCCCATCACGTCGATCTGGATGATCCCAACATTTCGGGACTTCGCTGTGAGGCCCATGCCCGCCGGAAAGGTCTCATTGCTGGCGATTACCC